TGGGATAGAGCGTCAGCAGGTTGTCAGCGGCGTCTGTGGGGGCGTCTATGGGCGTTGGCGGGGCAATGCCCTGCAATGCGTCCTTGATGCGCTCTGCGCTGTCTTCAATGCCAATTTCGCCAATCTTAGGCATACTAAACTGGACGCTGGCGTGCTTTGTTTTGAGCCAGCCTCCGCGCACCCGTGTCGGGTCTTGGATGCCGACCTGATCCAGCGCATCGGCAACGCCCGGGTCAAGTTCAATCTTTGCCTTAGCTTTATTATATGCCCCATAAACACCAGTGTAGTTTTTATTTAAGGCTCTCGCGGCTGCACGGATACTGCCATGCTCCTGCACCGCATTATAGGCTTGTTGCTGTACGTCGGAAATGGCCTTGTTTGCTATTGTTGGGCTAGGCATCGTCGCACCCCGCATCCAACGTGCTTATCAGCGCCGCGCCGGTCCTTTGCGATAGCGGTCCGCCATCCGCGTATAAAGCCGCCGCATGATCCGTCCGTAGGTCAAACGACCCATCACAGATTGCGCTTGTACTTGCCACGCTCATGCAGCCACCGCTGGACGTCAGCATCAGAAGGGCCATTGGTTTCATCCATCCGCTTGCGCGTGTTGATGTATTCATTGAAGTCTTGAACGGCATTTGCATCGTCAGCGTCCTTTCGGCCCTTGGCATAAAGCAGGGCTGCACCAAGGGCGACCAGAGCCGCCACTATGCCAGACAGATATGCCCTCATGCCCGCTTCCACAGGATATAACCGATGAACAGAGCCGCAACCACGACGGCCACAAGCTGCGCTGTGTCGCCCAAGCTGCCAAGAATGGGCAAGTAGTCAGCAGCTACGGCTAATGCGCCTGCTACCCCTGCCCCAGCCGCTGCTTGGGCGTCCTTATCCTCGGTCAGCGTTTCTGGTTGGCGTGGTGGCTCAACTGGCCACTCGGTCTGCGTCTTCGGCCACGGCTTGCCCCAGCTACGCGCTGGTCCTGTATCAATGTGCATGAAGCCAGACTTGGGATAATAGCCAAAGCCTGTGAACCCAGCAGCACGCGCTGCCTGCTCGAACTTGTGCGGGTCGTGGTTGTCCATGCGCACATCAAAAGCAATCGCCTCCATGTGCTTTGATGCTTTGGCCCCACCGACTGCACGGTTATGCTCAGGCGATCGATACGCAGAAGTGATAATCAAAGGCTTGCCCAGCATGTCGCGCAGGGATTGCAGGTCGTCCATCGCATCTGTGTCGATAATCAGCTTGCCGGTGCCTTTGCAGGCCATCTCGCGGGGGCTGAAGGACGGCCAAGTCCAGATAGAGATTGGGACCGTTTTGTAACTTGTAAACTCGCGCTTCATCACTTTTCGCCTTTGCTCATCATGCCGTCGATTCGGCCATTAATCGTTTGCAGCATCTGCAAAATCTGATCTAGCTGGGCGGCTGTTGCTTCGCGCTCCTCTTTGCGGGACACATCACGCGCGTTGGCCTCGGCCCGCAGGACCGCAATGTCCGTCGCGTGTAAGCTCTGCGTTTTGTGCAGCATCCAAACCCATATGACCGCAGGGACGATCAGGTACTTCATAGCGGCGTCAATGAGTGGGAATGCGTCGTTCATGCAGTTAGTCCTTATGGCTCTTCAGCGAACTCATCAGCCCAAGGCTGCAATGCAATAAATGCGTCAATCTTTTGGATGCCGCTGTCGTAAATAAACTGACGAGAAAAATCCTCTTTGGTCAGCGCAATGTGGTTGCGCTTTTGATACCAGCGGTGGGTTGGGATGTTCAGCTCGTCAGCCATTGTCAGTTGCCCTCAACTCGGAACTTCGAAAAGTCCCCGTCCATGATCTTCTTCTTGCAGTATGCCGCAAATTCAGCCGTTCCGATAGCCGCTCCGCACTCACGCGACCACTTCTCAGCGGTCACCATGTCAATGCGTCCAACCAGCCGGTTTGAACGGCCAATGCCGCTCTGATCGTTCAGCAGATCCGCCTCAGCTTTATTCTGGTCAAACAGGTTTGTCAGGCCGCCCATAGTGCGTTGGACATGCAGCTTGCCGTCCTCTTCAACCATGCGCTCCATGACCCCGTTGTCAGTCAGACGCCAAGTCATTAATCGTCATCCTTCTTTGGACGACCTTTCTTAATCTCGGCCAAACCGTTGGCAACAAGATGTTCGCCTAAAGCGTTGTCAACTTCGCCTTCCCAGCCATCGGGGCGGGGGCTGCCGTCAATCCAAGGCCGACGTGTGCCTGTCACTTTGATTTTCATGTGTTCGCTCCAAACATTGGTAAAGTGGGGCGACATAAGCCGCCCCAGTCAAAAAGTCTTTAGTTATCAAAGACTTGGATTAATATCTGCAATGACGCCATGGGCGGCCTCAGTATCGATCTGGAGCCCGTACTCTACGGAGATCAGTGTGCGGTCAGCGTGGCCTGTGCGGGCCAGCGGCTTCTGCTTTGTGTTGGACAGGTACGCGACGCGCGCCATGCCTGGGTCAAGAACGAACACATCGCGCGAACGAATGAAGCGCGAAGGCACGATCTGGACGTCGCCGAAGTCAGACACATAAACGTCGATCGACGCCACGATCTTCTGGTCGGAGATGTCGCGGTAGCGAGTAGCCGAACCAGTGAAGGTAGACGAGATTTTCTGCTTCACGCCAGAACCACACAGAACCACCGAAGGCTCAGCGCCAGCATCCCAGCAGGATGCAATTACGTCCTTGAGCATGGTCTCGGTCAGCGCCCGCAAAGTGCCATCGGTAGCGGCAGCATTTGGGAAGCCTTCAGTTGTGCCGGACAGCGTACCGTCAGCACCACCCACACCACGGTCGGTATTGGATGTCAGGAAGGCAGACAGGGACGCAGTTTCGCGCGCTGTGCCTGAAGCACCAGCAACGGCAGCGTTGTTGTGACCAACAAGCATCTGCTCCATGTCACGCTTCAGCTCTTTGAGCTTGTACGCGATCTGCTTGGCAATAGTCTGAGCATCGCCAGCACCGTTCACAGTGTCTGCGGTGTCAGAGACTTCGACAACTTTGTCGGAGATCTGCGTGTAGTTTGCCAAACGCTTGGCGTTGGTTGGCGCGTCGTTGCCTGGTGCTGACTCGCCTTCGATAACCACGTTGGTCGTGACTGCCGCAGCAAGCTCGACAACGGGCCATTCGAAGTATGTGTTCTTCACATCACGACGACCGATTGATGTCATGAAGGGTGTTTCAGTCGGGCTGATCGAAATCAACGCGTCTTGAAGGTCTTCACGGATTGTCGAGACATCATATGTCTCATTGGTATTTGCTGTAACGCCCATTTTGAGGCTCCTTTATCAACTCAGCAGGAATTTGGCCACGTCATCGACGGTGCCGGTTTTTTTCATCCGAGAGGCGGCTTGCTGCGCTTTCTTCACCTGTGAGGTGCGTTCAGTGCGCTTAGTGCCAGGCTTAACCACCGGACGAGCGCCATCAGCTTTCTGGCGGGCTACGCCTTGGGCTTCTTGCATCTCGCGGTACTTCATCGCGTCATTCAAAACAGCAATCCTTCGTGCGTCAGCTTCGGCGCTCAATTCCTCTGGGCTAAACCCGTAGAAATTCGTGCCAGCTTGGATCATCTTGTCCCGATATGCGGGTGCCTTTTGGGGGTCCGCAAATTCAGGAATACGCTCCTGCAAGGTTTGCATCTGCTGTTGCAGATACTGCATATGCCTTTGGCTCTTTTCCGTCGCTTCGCGCTGGTCCATCTGCTGCAACACTTGCTGCTGCTTTTGAAACTCAGCCACGTCCTCGTCGTAATTGATTTTGGCCTCCATGTACCCGATTGGGTCTTTCTCAAAGAGGTCTTTCGACGGGGGTTTAGGCGGAATGAGAGATTGGCCTTGCTCTGCCTTTTGACGCAACTCTGCCAAGAATTGCCTCTCGTTTTGCATCTCCTGATACTGCTGCTGCATGGCCTTCTTGGCTTCCGCAACTTGTTCCAGGTTCTGCTGGATATATGCCTGTCCTGAGTATCCTCGGGTCAGCTCATCTAGGGTTACCTGCTTGGTTTTGCCATCCACCTTTACAGTGTAAAGCTCGCCATGCGCAGGCTCCTCTTGAACCTCCTCGGCCTCGGGTTCGTCATATTCTTCTGCGTCATCAGCGTCATCGGCCTCCGACACATCATCAACGTCATCAGATTCGACCTCTGCGGCCTCAACTTCTTCCGTCAATTCTTCTGCAACGGTTTCTTCTTCAACCGGTGCATCAATAATAGAGGCGGCGACCGCCTCAATACTTCCAAGATCAGTCGCTTGCACGTTGCCGATCCTTTCCATTCTTTTTGCGCTCTAGGAGTCTGCCGTTATCCACGAAGGATTGCAGTTGCCCCTTTATAAGCGCCAGCGCACGAACCATTCGCGCAGCTTCCATAATGTCCTCATCAGAGGATGTGGGGTACTTGAATACCCCAACATATTGCTCTTCTACCACATTCATGGCTTCGATGAAAACATTATCGGCCAAAATTGTTTTGGCGCGCTCGGCTTTTGCGACAGTGTCCATATTAAGACCCCATCGGGTTCATTGTGCGCTGCCGGTCTTGCTCAGCGCGGATCTGCTGCTCGTTGGCCTGCAAGCCAAACTTTCCCTGCAACTCTGCGTTCTTCAGCATCATCTGCTGATACATTTCATCGCGCTTGCGGTCGTCTTCCATAACCATCTTCTGCGCATCAAGCTGGGCCTTCATCATATCGGCCTGCGCCCTTGTCTGCGCCTTGATCTGCTCACCCTGCAAGAATGCCGCCGCCTGCCCGTCTTGCGGCTGGCCCTGCGCCTGCATGGCTGCCTGCTGGGCTTGTTGCATTAGCTGCTGCTCATACTCAGGCGTGATCGGCTGGAAGTAACGCTCGCTGTTGCGTAGGCCCGCTGACGCCATCATGTCGGCCACCGTGTTGCGGATATTGACCAGCGACACGACGCCGTTGCCTGGGCCGTATTGATTGTAAACCTGCATCTGCAAGCCAAGCACCTCGCGGTACGCAACGGCCTTTTCTTCTTCGCGACCAGTGCCGAGGCCAACATTGACAGACAGGTCCATCGACGTATCCCAAACGCGGGGGTCAACTTCACGAAACTCGCCATTGAGCCGCATGAACTTTGGCGCGTCAGCGTGTTTGACGATCAGGTTTAGCATGAGCTTGAACAACCGCCGCATCCCGCCCTCTGCAAGATTGCGCGCCATTACCTCTGTCTGGCCAGCAGCGGCCTGCACAGTGGCCGTGACAGCCGCCTTGGTAGTGGATTGCAGCGCATCCGGATCAAGCCCCATAGACGCCCGTGTGACGCCCGTTTTGCCCTCAATCATCTGGTCAAGATACTGCATGGCTGGCAGCGTCTGGCCAGCGGCGAACGGCACCGAGAATGGTTGGACCGCACCGGCCTGACGCATTCGGATGATGCCGCCAATCTCGTTGTTCATCACATCGTCAATATCAACCTGACCCTCGACAATGCCAATGCGCGGCGTGTTGGTCATGGCGACGTTATCCAAGATACCGCGCATCACCGATGTCGCCGCATCCTGATCGTCAGTCAGCAGGTCTGCAATCGACCGGCCAAAGAAGGCATGTGGCTCTGGATCGATCTCAAAGATTGCGAAAGGTATCTGGTCACATGGCTCAACGGACAGCAACTTGTAGTTCGTGCCGCCAAGGATGACCTTGTGCAGCATCAGCGTGCCTGTGCCGTCAACGTCCATCCGCATGTAAGCCTCAGTCACCATCACCAGCTTGCCGGACTGGTCAACCGAGTTTTGCTCCTCATCCGAATTGACGCTGTAACCCCTGCGCGCTTCATCTTCCAAGACGCTCATGTCGGTGAAGCTGCTGGAACTGTCCAGCTCAACAACCTCATCAAAGTCAAAACCCATCTCGACCAGATCGCCAACACGCATGTCACTGCGGTGGCCGCAGACATAGCAGTCGTCAATCGAGCGCGCGCCACGGTCAATGAAAAATTCTTCCGGCGGCACAGACACCATGCAGATGTCACCGTCGGTGGCCCGCTTGATGATCTTCAGGTCGTGCGTGCGAGATACCATCTCAGGCATCTGCAAGCCGTCAACGGAAACTTGCGTGTCCTCAATGGTTTCGGAATGCTCCAGCACTTCGACATCGGGGTCCATCATGACGGCAAGATATTGCGCCTCGCTCAAGCCGGTGAACGTGTGGATCTCGCTCTTGTCGTATTCCTCGTAATAAGTCTTCACGATGCCAGTCTTTTTTACCAGCGCATCGTGGAAGGCGTCAGACAAAACACGGAAGCCGTTAAGCTCCTGAAACTTGTAGTGCATGTATTCGGTGACCTGCTCGGCCATTGCCACGTCCTCTGGACCGCGCGGGACATATTCCACAGGGCGGCTGGATGACAGGAACACCCGCATCAGGCTGGGCTTAACAGACCGCACCGCATCGCGCACCTTTGTCGATACAACCTTGCTGCGGCCATCCTCATGGCCAATGTCGCTTTCTCCGTCAAAGTAGCGTTGCGCCTTGATCCGATCTGGCGAAATGTCGCTCTCGATGAAGTCAACCGCGTCATCAATGGCACCCGCAAGGATGCTCTCGATCTGGTCATCGGTCAAAGGCTCTGGGCCGTTGTCCTCTTCCTCAATCTCTTCAACAGGCGCAATCTCAAGGATGTCCACGATTTCTGCGTCTTCGATCATGTCTTCAGGGTTCATCGTGTTTCCTCATATTGAGATAGAATGCCGGGCAGCATTGCTGCGCCTGCGCGTCCTGCGCTTAATGGCTCGGCCCGCGACATCAGTTGATTTAAGAAGTATCTTTGCCCGATGGGGGATGACAGGAACTGGTTGCGAATTGCAGGTGCAGCCGTCGCCGCAGCGCCGACAGCAGTAGCTGACAGCGGGTCAAGCCCCAAACCCAAAGCACCCAAGCCCGCGCCTGTGCCGCCAGCCGCTCCAGACGAAAGCTGCTGGGCAATGGTTCTGGGCTGAGTCCCCGACTGTGGCAGAGATTCAAGAACCTCTGTTCCAGCCCGTGTTATGGGAGCCAAATCTCCACGCCCCTGAACATATCGCCTGCGCCCTTGCATCAACAACGCTGTACGCAACTGAGCAGGTGTCAAAATGCCGCCCTCTGCGCGCTGCGCTGCGCGCTCAATAGCAAGCAAATTCCTGTATTGGTTTCTTGCCTCAGAAAGCTGAGCAACCATTTCTGGCTTGCCCGCAGAAACCAAAGACGAATTGATTGCGTCATCTACTGCGTCAAGCGCCTCAACAGCCGCCTGCCTTGTTGCAGTATCTGAGCTTGTTGTAAGTTTTGACAGCGTGCTGCGCCAAGACGCTACGTTGCTTGCTGGAATTGGATCACCGCTTCGGAAAGATTTAACCAATGCAGAATTGATATTTTCAAAAATAGGTGCGCCAGTGGCTCGCGGTGCCATTTCCCGATATGTGTTCAATGCTGAACTCATCTTCGACAAATCTTGCATCGACGGCGAAATATCAACACCAGCCGCAGCCTCGTCAAATACTCTTCCAATTCTTGTGGCGGCTTCTTCCAAAACTTCAGGGGTAGCGCGCCGACCAGTAGAGCCAACGCTCTTTAGCGCAGCAGCCGTAAAGTCCTCCAGTGCCTCATCAGCAAGCCCGCGACCCTGTTCAGTGGCTGCCTCCCTGTACATCTGGTTTTGCGCAACGCGCCCACCGACTGTTTGCCCTGCTGTTGGAGTTACACCGGCTGACCGAAGCGTCTCAACAGCTTGCATTCTTGCTGGATCAAGTTGCCCAGACATTGGGCTGACAATGCTTTGCACTTTGTTCTGCAAGGCATTAACGGCAAACGGAGTCGCCAACGCGGCGGCTGCCCTTGCGTATGGCTCAGCAGCGGTATCTTCGGTTAATTGACCAGCAGCTTCGCTAGTTAAGCCAGGCAAAAGCCCGTATCGCATCATCGTTGCTGGGCCAGCCGCCGCGCCTGCACCGCCAGCGAACTCACCAGCCGTTGCGATGTACTCACCTGCTGTACCGGGGGCGACATATTCACTCTCAGGTCCGATTACAGGAATTGATGCAAGCATTTCACGAGTTTCAGGCAGCGCTGCTAGGCCGCGCGAAACCATTGACGGCTCTTCCATTCCAAGCGCTTTCTCAACGCCCATCGCGCCAAGCTGCACAAGGTTTGCGGGCAAAGCAGGTACGTCCGCGATACCGCGCGCAGTGGCTGCTGCGCCACCACGAATAAGTTGCCCAAGTCTTTCGCCCGGCGTATCAACTTCGCCTCGACCTATGATGTTTTCGTAAAGCATTTCTCCAAAGCCCCGCTCTGGGATAATGTCTGCGGCTGGCTCTTCAGTTTGCGGCTTTCTCGCAAGCGTTTGCTCGCGCGCAACCCTGTCTATAATCGCCTGATCTGTTCCAGCAGGAAACTCAAGAACAGTGCCATCAAAAAGCTCAATCTGGATCATGGTATGCGGTTTCCTTCTGCGTCATATCGGATAACTGAAGATGCAGGTGCCTCCGCTCCATTCCCCTGAATAGCAGCAGCCCCTTCACCAGCGGAGACTTCTAGCGCACGAACTGCCATCTCACGGTTTCTTCGCTTTTGCGCTATTACCTCTGGGCCATCACCTGGCTGCGGGAAGTATTGCAAATCTGCGTTTGCAAATTCGCTTTCACCAATTACCGCACCACTTTCCTGACGCAAAACTGCGTTAATAAAATCGCGCTTGGCTTGGTCGTATTGCTGGCCTTCTGGAGTGCGCAAATAGTTACCCAGCGGCACCGCCTTACTAATAACATTGCGAAGCTGCGTGCCTTCTTGCTCCAATCCAGAAACAATCTGGTTTGATGCCTTGGAGCGCCCAAAGAAACCTGTGGCTTTTGATTGGCCTTCGGTTAGATCAAGCCCCGCTGGTCCGCCTTGCACAATTTCAGTTGTTCCGTCAGGTCGCGTTATAACCCTCAGACCACCGCCCTTTTGCGCCTGAATGAACTCAAGGAAGCTGCCTGTAAACCCTTGCTGCTCAGCAAGATTATATTCACGCATATCAGCAGTGGCTTCCGCGCTGCTCTCCGGCGCATACAATTCAGTCACAGTGCCATCTGGCATGAGGCGCACTAGCTTGTTATCAACTTCCCTAATTTCTCCGCCTGCTGCCGCCGCCGCCTGCTGCCGAGATTTCTGATATGCTTGCAAGACCGCAGCAGGCTGACCGCCCGCGCGGATCATCTCAAGAAATGCCTCAGACCCTGGCTGCTGCTGCAAATACTCAAGCGTGCGGTTTGTCTGAGCCTGCTGCTCACGCTGCTGACGATAGCCGCCGATCCGCTGGGCAAGCCCTGGGTCTGGCCGCAGCCGCATCTGATTTAACCCTGCTGCCAAACCGCCAATGGTGTTTCTGAAAGCATCCCGCTGGTAGAATGGCACAGCCGTCTCGCCCTGCGCCTCTGGATTCATTTTCTGCACGCCGAACATTTCAAGAATGCCGCGCGGCTGCTGCTGTTGCTGCTGCATTGGTTGCGCCATTGGCTGGCTCCTTTGTGTCGTGTTGGCCGCGCTTGATTGACCACGCGGTGCGTCAGCTCTACCAAATACATGGTCGCCAATCCGTGTGAACTCTACGCCTTGCGCCCAAGATGGGTTTGAAATTTCTGGATTGTAGAAGTGCGTTGCGCCGCCAGTGATGTCCCCCGCCTCGCCGGAAAGCAAACTATCCGCAACCATATATGCCGTCTCGCTTGGCGAGATCGCATCAATGTTTTGACCCTGCTCTCCGCCAGCGTATCCGGTCACGCTGTTCATTGGTGAAAATTGACCTGGCTTCATAATGACACCACGAACACCGTCGCCATACCCTGGCAAATTAGCTCGGTTCATAATGACGTTGCCCGCCGCAGTCATGCCGACTGGGCCTTGGTTGCCAGCCTCCGCCGCTAAAATGCGTGCAAGCAGTTCTCTGTCATCGCGTTGCCAGTCAGCCATTTAACCATCCAGCTCATTTGCAAGGCCGACGTAGTTGACCCGCAGGTAACCATCGCCGCCGCGCGTGACCAAGTGCGGATGCGTTTCTTGAAGCTCGTCGGCAATAACGCCAAACGTCGGCTGATCTTTGTGCGCAACCTTCTTGCCTTCATCGTTCCAGTCCCAAGAATAGAACTGAACGCCGCCGACATTTTCAAGCGGCTGGATGTTATCTTTGAGGCGAATGTCTGAGCTTGCGGCATACGTTTCGGCCGCAAGTGCCATATAATCAAACAGCCCTGGCGTCTTTGTTGACGTTGTCGTGCCAATCCCAGTTGGGATTGTGCTTGCGCCGCCCTGCAACGCGGCTAACTTCTGATACGGGTCTTGCTGCTCACGCATGAACTCGTTGCGCATTGCGTCAATCTCAGCCGCGCTCAGTGCTGTCTCCATGCCACCGATGCCAGTCAAGCCAGCCGCTGCCGCACCCTGCTGGGCCTGCTGCTGCTGCATTGCACCCATCGCGCGGGCCTGCGCCTCGCTGTAACCCTGCTGCATCATCTGCGCAATAAGCTGGTTCTGCGACGCCAAGTTGCCGGCGGCAAACTCACCGCGCGCAACCTCGCCCCGTGATCCGAATGCACCCGAACCCGCAAGCTGTCCCTCAAGCCCAGTCAACGCCTGCTGCTGCTGCCGGCCCATCTGCGCCAGCGAGGTGTCAATGACATCTTGTTGGTAGGGGTTGTAAAGTGCCTGCGTCGTATCAATAAGCTGCTGCGTGGTGTCAGCGCCGGCCATGTTGCCATAAATGTCAGCCGCCTGCGTCGTGTAGCCGCTCATCTCAGGGGCCATCGGGCCAGTGTAGGCTTCAAACGGCGTCTTGGAAACCTGCCTAGCAAACGGCAAAACAGAACCAGTCAGATATTGCTTCTGAAACGCTGGCATCTCCTGCTTCGTTTCTTCTTTACCTTTTCCCATGATTACAACTCCAGTTCATAGGCGACGTGCTTGAGCTTAAACATATACTGTTTGGCCATTTTTGACCACCCTGCGCGTGCGTGTGTTTCGATTGCGTCAAAGCCTGCTGCTTTTGACACTCTTGCTAATTCATCCAGCGCCGGCTTGGACCAAAGGTCTGCGCGCTCGCCGCCGATCATCTCAATGACCATAACACGTTTTCGGGGATATTTGCTCTCGGCTGTCATCATTGCAGCTATTGGTTTTCCGTCAACGTAAATGCCCCACAGTAACGATTGACTGGTGCGCAGCCATTCTTCCACGTCATCCATCCCGCACTGATCCGCCAGCCGTTTCTGCGCCAGCTCAATCATCGGGCCGAATATCGGCCAATACTGATCCATCTTGTCAGCAGGAACGTAGAAAACACCGACTTCGCTCATCCGTACAGCCTCGTTATGCCAATCGTTGTTGCGGGGGCCGCTGGCGAGAATGCCGTGGCAGGGGTCGCTTCCAGATAACCGTTAACCCTATCCACAGCCCACATAACCTCCAAGTAGTCCCCAGCCTGCACGTCAAACGTCGTAGCGCGGCTGACAACCGTTGTCGCGTCATTCTGGTGAAGCGATGCCACAATGGTTGAATTGGGCGCGTCAGAGCCATTGAGCCGTGGCCAAAAGTAAAACGTCACTGTGCTGCCTGAATTGCTTGTGACCTGCGCAGAAAAGCTGGCCATATAGTGTCCAGCCTCTTCAAACACCAAGCGGGATGCTGGCGTGCCATTCGTGATGCCGTCAGCCGTTGCCGCCGTGTACGTCAGAGCATATGGCGTGTTGATAACAGCAGCGACCTGATCTGTCGTAATTGCGCCTTCATATTGCCCATCCGACAACACAATTTGGCGGAACTCTCCGTTTTTTGAGACGACTGGGTATCCGCTGACGTCATCCCAAAGAAAGATGCCATTGGTCGCAGCAGTCTCGCCGCCGGTCTTAAATTGAATGCTCGGCAAAGCCCGCGTGAGGTATGTGGATACCTGCCTTGCCCATACTTTCCAGTCAGGGCCAACAGGGGGAGGCAGGAGCGCACTCATCGCTTGCCCCCTTGCCTGACATCAAAGCGGAACCTTCCAACCCTCCACGGGCCGTTCACAGCCGCTGTGACGCGCATCCTGACCTGCTTGCCTTGGAACCGGACGCTGGTGGGGTTCGTCATCGTGTACGGGCCGTGTGAAGTCTCTGCCGCCGTCGGATAGAGCCGCGTCTTGAACGTCGTGGTCACGTCGCCAAGGTTGACCTCATCCGGAATCAGGTCAGTCACAACGGCCAAGTTATCGCCGGACCCAATTTTAAACGGGCCGGTCTCTGCGTAAACATTTCCGCCCGCATAGTTAAAGCCGGTTTCGTGGTCGTAAACAGAGCCACCCGCGTCGGCCCAGAGCGGGGTGCGGAATACGCCACGGTCAATGCCCGTCGTGCGTGACAGCTCGCCCATCAGCCAGTGGCCTTCCTTGTAGTCATAGGCGACATAGCGGTCAATTTCATTGCTGCTGGATGAGCAGTAGAACCACCAGACCTCACCATTCTGGCCATTCGATATTGCCCACGTCTTACTAATCTGCGCCGTGTTGATGTCCAAGAAAACCTTGTCCCACACGTCGCATTGAATTCCTGCGCGTTTGATCCGTTGAAGCCAAAGAAACCGCGCTGCCCCATCCAGAAGACGCCCGCAGGCGTATCAGCAACAGCCTTGCGCGCTGCAAGCCCGCACGACGATCCAACCCGCTCAAACTGATAGACAAAAGGCGGGCCAGCGTAGACTGCGCGATGCGCATCCTGATCCGTCAAGATCAAAGCCTGCCCCTGCGTCCGTATTCCAGCCATGATCTGGCCAGACGTTTGCAACTCAATGTCGCCAGCCTGATTGGTGCTGGCCGCCGCCCACAGCGTGTTGTCCTCAAAGTCAGACCACGCCACCTTGCGCGGATCACCGCCAGCGCCAAGCGCAAACACAAATCGTTCTTCGGTCACAAGCACGCCGAGATTGTCAGTCGGCGCATTCGCAATAACCGCAGCGGGGGTCGCCGTGTTTAACTGCCACTCATAGAGTTTGCCATCGGTGGCTGAACAGGCAACCAGATATTGGCCCCATGTATCCATCGACCACGTTGTCGCCTCAGAATAGTTGCCGGTATCTGGGCGCGCTTGGCCGTAGAATCCGGTGCCATATGTGCCGCCGCCATAGCCCGTGTTGACTGCTGCATCCTCAAGCCCAGCCGTAAAGCCAGCGGGTGTGATGTCGTATGTCGTGCCGTTAGGGGTGCTGACGTACAGATTGCTGTACGTTCCAGCCGCAACCCAGCGGGTTGACGCATTGTCTTCCCAGCCGATCATGCCGCGCGGGGCTGCTGCGTAGACCACAGAGCCAAACCTGTCAGCCCAGCCACCCACAGGCCGCAAAGAGCCATCGCGCCAGCGCACAAGGCTGCCTTCACGCCAGCGGCCCTCGCTCTCAAGGTCGGTGCCGTGATAGCGAAACCCTGGCGGGGGTGAGAGTTGGACAAGTGCCATTCAATTACTCCGGCGCGACAGGCCAATCAATGTTTTCGGGAAAGCCCGCTTGGTCAATAATATCCCGCAAAGCCTGCCGATAGGTTGCCCATGCTTGGCTGCCTACAGGCGCATCTGCAACCTGCGTCCAGTCGGACTGGTTTAGGAGGGCGTTGCGCTTGGCGCGGGCTTGGGTTGCGAGGGTGGCGAGGAGTTCGGCGGGTGTTGGTGTTACCACCATAGGCTTTCCATCAGTGCCGCCTTGAATTGACCCGCCATCTCTTTGCCCGTCTAGCGCGGTATGGTACTCTACATCTGTGATCTCCACAGCGTCATCTGGCAATTTTTTGTGGATGGTGCCCTCATAAAAGCCTGACGTAGATGATGAATAAAATCTTTTCATGTTCTTAATACCCTATAGCTATCCAGCCGACCGGACTTGAGTCCGAGTTTCCGCTTGCATCGTGTGTTATTCTGCACTGCGTCAGGCTTAAAACCACATAATAAGCAGACACGTTACCTGTCAAAGCGCCTGATTGCGATGGGGAGGCAACACCCGTAATATGTGCGTTAGGAAATGCGATAGGGAGGGTTATTGTTGTATCACCTGACAAGGTGCCTGTCCTACCCCATTGCATGATTAAGCCATTAGGAAAAACTGTATATCCCTCTGAACCTGTACCGCCAAAACTTTCAGTGAAGCCCTGATCCGCCGGGGCATTGATTGCTACCGCCTGCGCCAACCGCTGCCCTGACACCTGACCAAACACAGTTGACGTATCATCCTCAACTTGAACTTGTGTGAGTTCTGGTGGCGCTGGAATATTGTCAATCTGATCCTGAATAGCCGAAGTCACGCCGTCAACGTAACTCAAATCCGTTGTAAGCGGCACACCATCCAACAAATTCAATTCCGCCGTTGATGCCGTCACATTATGCAGCAAGTTCAACTCCGCCGTCGATGCCGTGATGCCGTCCAGCACAGCCAACTCAGTGCTGTCTAAAGGCCCAATAAACGCAGCAATAGCATCCCAGTTGGCGTTGAGCGTGCCGCCCCAAGTATCCTCAGATCCGCCAACCGTCGGCTTGGTGTAAGTGAATGTGGTCATGCCGCGTCGCTCCAATTTTTATCTGTTTTGGCCTTAATTGTCCAATCCCCGCCAGCAGCAGGTGCGTCCGTCCACACGTCAACTGGCCTTGCCGCATCTTCCCACTTATAGCGTGCAAAAGCAATAACCGCAGCATGTGCCGTCACGCTTGCGCTTACGTTAACCGCAGAACCACCGCGCACACGCCCAGTCAACGCAATGGCAGAAGACGCACGACCAGACTTAGTCGCCAGCGCTGACGCAATTACATTTGCCGTCGATGATGCGGATGCGGATGCAGTCGAGATCGAAGCTGCTGCTGCACTTGTCGTTAATGCCGCACTGGCCGCAGAG